CTACAATCTCCGTACACCTGCTGATGCAATAAAGCTTTTATGTATTAATCACCCTGATTTTCAAAAAGAATTACTGGAATCAGGTGAAAGAGGTATTGGATATAGGGTTATTCAAGCAGGAACAGATTTTGAATTAGAAGATATGTTGCTGCCTTTTGGTAGTAATGATTTGATTATTGCTCCTGTAATTGGTGGTAGTAGTTTCTGGAAAATACTAACAGGAGCAGCATTAATTGGAGCAGCGTTTATTACAGGTGGAGCAAGTTTAGCTTTTAATTCGTTGGCTTTAGCTAGTCCTACTGTCGTAGGCATTACAACAACAACATTAGGAGCCATTGCTGTAAATACTGGTGTTGCTTTAGCTCTTGGCGGTGTTGCTCAAATGCTTTCACCTCAACCTGAAGGCCCGTTAAACGTAATAGGAAGTGCTTCTCAATCGGGTAATACTGGACCAGGTTCTTCTGTTAGAGGGATGGATGGCGCTCAATCCTATTCCTACCGTGGCCCTGTTAATACAGTTGGAGCTGGTGCAGTTATTCCTTTAGTTTTTGGGCAATGTATTGTTGGAAGTCATACAGTTACAGCTTCAGTTGAAGTAACAGATGAAAGTGATCCACTAAGCGAATGGATTGGCGCACCTGGCCCCGACACAATGAGAGTTAATGGAGAAAAACCAAATTCAACATTTACACAAAGTGAACAAGCAAGTATTGGAATTAAATTAAAAACTTGGACTGAAGATATAATTGGCACCCCATCCCCATCAGGCTCAGCGAAAGATGGAGATGGTTCTTACACGGATTCTCCTGTTGTATATTTAAAAGTACCAAAAACAGGTAGTGATGTAGGTGCTGTTAACATCCCTTTAAGTAAAACAAGCACTGAATACGGAAGTGATAGCTTAAAATCTATCGCTACTATTAAAGGTGAAAGTCCTAGTGATGCACGTTTTGATACGTCACGCTTTCAGATGGCTTTCTTATTAAATAATGGCTTATATAACAGAGCATCAGGAATTGGAACAGATACAACTTATATTGATGGTTTTATTACGTTTCAAATTATAATAAAAATGGGAAGTACAACAGTAGGTAATACACAATTCACAGTTCAAGGGATGCTTTTAAACACGCAAGAATATAGATGGGCAACGGAGTTTAGTTTTGCTAAAATAGAATACAAAGATGACTATGTTGTTTATGCAAAATTGATTGATTTTAGTGGTGATCCAGCAGTTAATACATTAAGAATTGATTACATGGGTTACAACTTTTTAGGGGATTAATTAAAAACAAATGGTATTAAAATCTACTTCTATTGTTAGAATTGTTGATGTTCTTTGTGAAGGACCAATACAAGAATTAGTTGGAATGAAAAAAGGTGTTTATTTAAATGAAACACCTGTTGAAGATTCAAGTAGTACGCCAGAAGATAGAAAATATAATTTTATAGAAACAATAGACAAACCAGGAGAAGATCCCAAAGAAGCTAATATTGAATTACATTTTAGAGAAGGAGGAAGAACACAAAAAGAGATTCAATTTCTTAATCAAAATGATATAGATAGTCAAACAGTTGTAGCTGTTAGTAAAGAGATAGGTGAGAATTATAGTGAAACAACAGATGAAAACAATGAAGTAATAGATAGACATTATGGAGGTGGTCAAGTTATACAAGCATTAACAGATCAATACATCGACAATATAAAACTTACATTTACAATTCCATCTTTATTTTCTAGGGCAAAAGAAGGATTAGCAAAAGGTCAATTATTTAATGCAATTATTAGGCTTTCTGTTTATAGACGAACAACAGGGCAAAGTTGGAAACACGTTTGGTCTAAAGATATTGAAGGAATTTCTATTGGTGATTATCAAATACAAACGCCTTGGATTAGTATTTCAAGTGATCAACCATATGAAATAAAAGTAGAAAAAAAAGTTGAGGGTGAGGATGATTTTGAGATTAAATATACAGATTTTACAGATGAAACATTAAAGAAACAGCCTCTTGCCGTAGACCGTGGTAATAGAGTTTTCCTAACAAGTATTTCAGAAAAAATATTTAATCATGTTAATTACAATCATACGGCTGTTGTAGGGATGGGGTTACCATCTCGCACATTTCCTCAAATACCAAATAGAGCATATAAAATTAAAGGCTTACTTGTTCCAACCCCTCACAATGCAAATGTACGTGATGATGGCAGCTTAGATTTTCCAACAGATGCAAACTTTAATGGTCAATTAGTTGATAGATGGACAACATGCCCTGTTTGTATTTTTTATGCGCTTTGCACGAACAAGACATGGGGTGCAGGTGATTTTATTGCAGAAAGTTCTTTAAATTGGGTTGATCTTTATCCATTAGCGCGATATGCAAATCAGTTAGTAACAACACCAGATGGAACCGAACCACGTTTTGCAATTAATACAGTTATCGGTAGTCAAAATTCTGCACATAATTTAATTCGTGATTTAGCCTCTATTTTTAGAGGAATGATTTTTTGGTCTTCTAATACAATTCAAGTCGCAGCAGATCATGGAAACTTAGATGGAACAGATGTTTCACCTGTTCATCTTTATAGTAATTCAAGTGTTATTGGTGGATTATTTAATTATGCTGGTTCTTCTTTAAAAACTCGAAGTACATCTATTAAAGTTCAATATAATGATCCAGAAAATTTCTATAAACCTAATTTTGTTATTGTTGAAGATCAATCATTAATTGATAAATATGGTTATCAAATAAAAAATATTACAGCGTTTGGATGTTCATCAAAATGGGCTGCAAGACGATTAGGCAGATGGATGATGAAGGTAGAAGAATTAGATCAAGAAGTTGTTAGCTTTTCTGTTGGACTTGAAGGCGTTGCTGTTTTTCCTGGTCAAGTTTTTGAAATAGCAGATGAATTAAGAGCAGGTTCTAGATTATCAGGACGTATTGCAACAGGTGCAACAACTACAGCAATTACATTAGATACTTCAGCAGCAGGAATGGACGGTGGATATTTGACTTGTGTCTTTCCTGATGGGACTACTGAAAATCAGCAAATTAGTTCTGTTTCTGGCAATGTTGCAACAACAGCAGCTTTTAGCCAAGCACCACAAGCACAATCAATTTGGTCTTGGAATGCTTCCCCTTTCTTTAATACTCAAAAGTTCAAATGTCTAGCAGTTGATGAGCAAGGTGATGGGACTTATACGATTACAGCTTCACAATTTAATGATTCAATTTATGAGGCAGTT